TATGGGTGTGTAACGTATATACTGTGTATATACTCCTGTGTATTATACACGTGCGTATATATACACCCGCCCGTCACGTAAAAAATTATTTATTCTCCTTCGGAGAGATAAAAATTTATTTTTAGAGCTTCTTTGTAGTAGTACTGCGTAGCACATATATAGTACTGCGTAGCACATATATAAGTAAATACTAAACGATACTGCGTAGCATATACTAATGTACTGCGTAGCACATATATAGTACTGCGTAGCACATTAGTAGTTTTTGTTTCTTTTTGTCAAAAAGAAATATAATAAAGAAAAAGTTCTTTCTCTTCCTTTTCTTCTTCTTCATGAACTTGACATATAAAAATAAAACACTATAATACTAATGTATGTTTAATCAACAGGAGGTGGTATAGTGATAGTTGATTGGAAAAAGACATGTGAATCTATATACAAGAACAAAGAACTATTATCAAGTGATCCCACAGATAATAAACATAAAACAAAGCAAGAGATAATGTATTTGAAATATTTGAAAGAAATTATTGGTTTAAACAAAGAGAATATTTTTCAAGAGTGGAAAAAAATAAAAAATGGGTTGGCCTCTAAATTCTCAGATGATGAGATTGATCAGAAATGTCAATTCTTAAAATTATATGCCTCTTTACAGAAAAAGACTTTTAAAACAGTATTGAGCTTTAAAGAGATTGAACCAGTAATAATATACGAAGATGAAATTGAATACTTGAATAATTTGCAAGTTCCTTTGTGGGCTAAGCAATATTGGCTCTGTCTATTATTCTATTACAAGTTTGAGAGTCAGACATCTAAGGTCGTGTATAAGAGTCCTAGCTTAAATAGCTGGAGCATGCACAATACAGAAGTATCTGGAAGGAATTATGGGGCATACCAGATGAAACTCGCAGAATATAGAGTTAAGACAGGGAAGAACATAATTCAGATGTATACACCAGGAAGGCTTGATAAATATCCAAGCTATGTTCCTTCTTTCATTAAGTTTGCTGGGAAGCCAGCGTATATCGCCCATGACATTGATGAGATTCAACAAGTAATTAAACTTTTAAAAGATTTCCCTAGATATTGTAACATTTGTGGTAAAACATTCTTTGCTAGTTCGAAGTGCCAGAGAGAGTGTTGTGATGAGTGTTACAAAATAATTCGAAGAAAGAATAAAACAAATACAATGAAAAAGATTAGAGAAAAAGAAAAAAGTGGTCAGCGAAGTTAAAATCTATACTTGTGAGAACAGGATAAGAAAAACTGTTCAAAATTTCATGGACTCAGAGTTCATGGTTAAGCGAAAGGAGAAAAACTAATGAATGTTAAGGAATTTTGGAATTTAGTAGATTCTATCGATGTGGACTCTAGAGAAGATGGGAAGTATACAAAAGATGAGCTTTATGCAATTGGGTGTGCTTTTATAAATCTTGATAACTCAGAAAAGCGTTCTATCGGTGGTTGGAATAAATTAGTAGAAATACTACATCCAACTAATTCAAAGGATGAATACATGAAGAGTGGAGAAGAGTTCAGATTATGGATCAAGAATCAAAGAAATGATAAAGAAGAGCTTCCAAAGAATATTAAACTTTTAAGTGGAAGAACTATTAAAGATATCACTTTCTCTGAATTTGAAGATAAGACTGAAGAAATAAAGAGAGACTTATATAAAGAGCGAGTAAGAGTGTCAGATACTTATAACTCTTATAGACGAGTATTAAGAGAAGAGGCTAGAGTCGACTCAATGAAAGATATAATCTCTGAAGCAGTGTCAAAACTGGCCAACCTTCCAAATATCGAATATACTTTAGATATTGGAGATTGTTCTTCAGAGGCAGTTATGCTTATTTCAGATATGCATGTTGGTATGCAGATAGACAATTTTGCAAACAAGTATAATGCAGAGATTGCAAAGAAGAGACTTATGGCATATGTTGATGAGACTATTAGACTATGTAACGATAATCATGTAAAAAGATTAAATGTCGTAAACCTTAATGATTTAATTCATGGGTTAATTCATATTACAGGTCGTATTGAGGAGCAATCTGATGTTATTGAACAAATTATGACAGCATCAGAGTATCTAAGCGAGGCTCTTATTAAATTACAAGAGGCTGCTCCTGAAATTATTTACAGAAGTGTTACAGATAATCATAGTAGAGCAATTCCTAGTTTTAAAGAGAATATTGAGAAAGAAAACTTTAGTAGATTGATTGATTTCTATTTAGAATCAAGATTAAAGGGAACTAATATAGTTTTTGCTAATGACAATCTAGATGTTGATATTTCTAAAATTGAACTTTTAAACGGAAAGACAATGATTTGTTCTCATGGTCACAGAGATAATCTTAATACAATTATCCAAGGATATATTGGAGCAACTAAGAAATTTATTGATTATGTTTGTGTTGGACATTTCCATGATAGTAAGATGAAATCATTCCAAGGAGCTAAAGTTTTCGTTAATGGAAGCTTATGCGGAGTTGATAGCTATGCAGCATCTAAGAGACTATTCGGAGATCCCGAACAGACACTATTGATATTCAATGGAATGACATTATCTCAACATATTGTAAATTTAAAAGATGTAAAATAATAGGATAGTTAATGCTATCCTTTTTAATTAGGTGGTGAAAGGAAAGTGGAATCTTCACAACAAAATGAAAAGGACGTAGAAAATACTAATGATACAGAAAAACAGGTATTTTTAGAATTGGTCAATAAATATGAAGGAGATTATTCCAAGGCATTATTTGAGTATTGCTTTAATCATAATATTGCATATCATTCTAAAATATATAAAATGTTAATTAAAACATCAGATGAATCAGTATTAGACAATTTTCTACAAGTATATATAGATACGCTTCAAGCTGATCCTAGATATAAAGATGAAACTTTCTTCTCACAAATTCAACAAAAAAATTTTGAAAAGATTTATAGTGATGAAGAATACATCAAAGGATTAAGTGAAGAAGATAAGAAAAATAGACAAGTTGTGCTTGATGTATTCTCATATGATCCATTTACTGGAGAAACTGAATCTGATAAACCACAATTATACCGAGATTTAGCTGGAATGGCTAGTGAAGCAATGAGAAAAGATGTTGCAAAACAAAAAGCTGCAATAGCTATCGTTAGATCTTATGGTAATATTGAGAAATATCAAAGAAAAGTTGCAGAAATAACAGCAAATGGTAACATTAATGAAGATACACAAAAGCAATTAGACCAGTATCTTACTCTTATTTCTAAGATTCAAACAAACATAAACCAAACAGCAGAAAAGAATAACTTTACTGTAAAAGGAATTGGTTCTAATGGTAAAGGTATGTTGTCTGATGTTTTAAATAGAATTGAAGAGATGGGAATAGATGAAGGTATAACTAATTTTTATGATATAGAGACTTCTAAATCTATAGAAGAAGTTGCGAATATAAGTATGAAAGCGCAATTAAATCAAGTAGCTTTAACAAAAACAGATTATGCAGATATATTAGCTGCTCAATGTGAGATGGTTAAAGATGCACAACTAAAGACAAAACAAGCTATGGAAGCTTTAAGACTTGTAAAAGAAAAAATCAAAAAGCAAGAATTACTTGATGAGCTTGCTGCTGACTACAAGAGAAAGGGAATTTCTGAAAAAGATATAGAAGAATTTATACAGTCAGAATTTAAAATGACTGACTATATTGATTAGGAGAGGTGATATCTCATGATCAGTGTTTATCATAATTTAATTAACAATAATGTAACTTCTCGTGATTATATTAACTTAGAAAAATATATTAAGTTAATACAATGGGGAAGAAAAAACCCAATCCAGTTCATTGAACTGGTTTTTGGTATAACATTAATGGATTATCAAAAATGGTTGTTTGCAGAATCATGGACAAAAGAATATGTGGTGTGGGCGATGTCAAGAAACGGTGGAAAATCGTTTTTGGTCGCCATATTTATCATGACTCGTAGTCTTTTGTTCCCAAAATTGCAAACAAAAATTATTTCTGAGAACTGGGTAACAGCAAATGATACCTTTAAAAAACTTGAAGATATAGCTACAAACAATATAAAATCTATTGCTAACAATAATACTGTCTTTATAGATGAACTTGTAAAGACAAAGAGTGATAGCGATGGATTTAGCCATGATGCAAGAGCAGGTAATAGATGCGAGGTTTGTAATGGATCTTCAGTACAAGCTGTTGCTGGAGCATCAAGAACAGCTCGTGGAAAACGTTCAAACGTTAATGTGTATGATGAAAGTGGATTTATATCAAAGGAAACTTTCGATGTAACAGAACCTTTTATGTCTCAAGATGCGGGATTTAAGCTTGGAGGAGATTATGATGCTGATGTATATCCAGCAGATATTCCAAATATACGTTTATATGTCGGTTCAGCATCAGATACAAACTCAGTTTTCTACAGTAAGTATAAAGAAGGAACAAAGCAAATGTTAATTGGTAACAATAAATATTTTGTTGCAGATATTAACTGTGAAATTCCTAAGGCACCTACTGTAGGTGGAAAGAAAATAACACCTTTACTATCTCAAGCAGAAATAGATAGAAAGATGAGAGAAAACGAAATAGCAGCAATGAGAGAATATTATAATATATTTGATCACTTCGACCTGGAAGATGCTGTTGTTACACGTTCAGATATTATTTCTAATATAATTAATGATGGTCCTGTTGTAAGATGGGGCGGAAAAAAACATAAGTATGTTATAAGTTATGACCCTGCTTCAAAAGTAGATAATGCTCCAGTCTTAGTTACAGAAGTATGTAAAAATGAAAAAGGAGAAGTCTATGGAAGATTTGTCCATATGGAAAATTTATTTATTACATATGGAGATGGGTCTAAAAAACCTATGCGTATAGATGAACAAGTTAAGCGAATTAGAGAATTAATATATGAATATAATGGAAGAGATAAAGTTCCTCCATATGAAAATGTAACTTTATTAATAGATTCAGGAGCTGGAGGACAGGCTCAAGCTATTATTCAGGAATTATGTAAAAACTGGACAGATGAGCAAGGAAATGTACATCCAGGTATATATGATGAAAATGATGAATATAGCGTTAGATGGGCTGAAAACTATCCTAAAGCAATAACTGGATGTATTAAAGTAATAGAACCAAGAAAATTCAGAAATGAATTATTTGAGGCCGCAAAGTTGTTAGTTCCTATGGGACTAATGAAGTTCACTCCTCCATGTCCAAAGTATGATACTTTAGTATTAGATGATGGAACAGAGAAGAAATTAAATAAGACAGAGATAAATTCATTGATACAGCTTGATTTAATGAAAGAAGAAATGATGGCTATGGTTAGAATAAAGAGTCCAACAGGTGGAATCACATATGCATTGCCGCCTGAAAAGAGAAACCGTATGCATGACGACCGCAACTATGTTGCAGTATTATCATGTTGGTATATAAAACAACTCAGAGAAAACGAAGTTTTAGGAGAGGACAAGGAGCTTAACTATAGTGGATTCTTCGATCATTCACAAAGAAGTAGCTCTCAAAAAGAAGAAGATAAATGGTTAGGAGTAGCTGGAGGAGTTAGAAGAAGAAATCTAAGCCCATTTACAGGCTCTTCACCATTTAAAAATTAATAAAAGGAGTGTGATTGTATGAGTGTATATATGGAAATGCCTATAATCCCAGATGAATATTTTATGACATACAGGGCACTAGAGGAAATTATTCATACAGTTGCCAACCCACTTGAGAGGATTAGATTCGATATTTTAACTAAAAATAAGTTAAGATTAATGTATTTAAATGTTGATGGGGTAGACTGTTTTGTTGCTGTAAAGCGAGCATTAAATGGAGAATTTCTATATTATATAGGAGATGTAACCCCAGGACCAGAAGAGTATGTTGGAGTAGATACATCAGAAGATCAAGAGGTATACTGCGCTCCTACTTATGGAACAGAATATTTAAGATTAATGGCATACAATAGAGATAGTGCTGCCTAGAAAGGATATTAAAATGATAGTTTGTAAAATAGTAAGTAAATTTACAGAAGGTAATTTTAAAAGCCTATCAAAGAAATTATTAGAGCAAGGATGTAGCTTACTTGAAAAAGATACACTATATTTTGCTGATACAGAATCTAATTTCGATAGAAAAAAAATATCTAGGATATTAAAATCTTGTGGATATGATAATTTTTACATAGAAGAGTTTAGTAAAGATAATGAACCAAAAGAAAGTGAATATATTAATGGATGGATTATTGATAAAATTGTTCACATTATTTATGCTAATGCTGAACAAGAAAGTCAAGAAGCATTTAAAAATATTCTTATTGGGCTAGACTATGTTAATAAAGAAATAGAACAAATACAAAAACAAGGGGAGGCCGACTAAGGCATATGAGTAAAAAGAAAAAAGTCAGAAGAGTCGGACGACCTAATAAACCGACTACAATAGGTACAGAAGTAAATGAGGTAAACCAAGAAAGATTAGATATGGAGCGAAAAGGCAATATAACTATAGAAGAAGTAACATCAAAATGGAATGAGACTTTTGCTAAGTTAACATCTATAGATGGAAAAAATGGTTCACAAACTGTTGCTCAACACTGGAACAAGCTAAATCCTTTCTTGCAAAACCAAAGAATAAAAAACTTATATACAAATCCAGGTTCTTATCAAAAAGCTGATATTTCCAAATTCTTAGAAAATCCTGGAAATAATGAGAGAGAGTTAAGAAGTCTAAGCTGGGCTAATAGTAGTGCTCAGCAAATATATTATAATATTATAAGAAGATCTAGCAGTATTCCTTTATATAATTATTATAAGATACCAGATTTATTAGACTCAGAAAAAAATTATGACAATAAAGATTTTAAAAAAGAAGATGAGTTTGTAGATAAGTGGTTGGATAAGTTTAATATTCCTAATACTTTTAAGACTATAGCATTAGAGGTTAAAAGAGAAGGGAAATCGTCTTATCTACTTAGAAATAAGGTTATAGAAAATGGAAATAA